AAGTATAAAATGTTGCATAAATCTACAAAAAATAATAATTCTAAAATAATGAATATTCAAGAATGGATAAATTTAATAGAATATAAAAATAATTGTATATTTGTTCCGATAAAAAATATTACTATGGAAGAAGATAGATTAATTTCAGATATTGAAGTTGAAAGTGATAATCATTCATTCATTGCTGGAAATGGATTTGCAAGTTCAAACTGCGCTATGGGTAAGCAAGCTATGGGAATGTATGTCACAAACTATCAAAATCGTATGGACAAGACCGCATACGTTCTCACCTATCCAAGTCGCCCCCTCGTAGATACCCGTGTTATGGGTATGATTAAACTCGACCAAATTCCATCCGGTTCTGCAGTAATCGTCGCAATCATGACGTATTCCGGTTACAATCAAGAGGATAGTATTCTCGTAAATAAAGGTTCCATCGATCGCGGCTTATTCAATGCAACGATTTATCACACCGAGAAAGACGAAGACAAGAAGATCAACGGCGATGAAGAAATCCGATGCAAGCCCGACCCTTCAAAAACCAAGGGTATGAAATTTGGAAACTACGACAAGGTCAACAACAAGGGTCTCGTTCCTGAAAATACATTTATCGAAAATCGCGACATTATTATTGCAAAAGTCGTCCCTATTAAAGAAAACCGCAATGACCACACCAAGCTCATCAAATACGAAGACCATAGCAAGATTCATCGCACGACTGAGGAGACATATATCGACAAAAATTTCATCGACCGCAACGGCGACGGGTATTGTATTGCAAAAGTCCGCATCCGCACTTCGCGTAAGCCTGTTATCGGTGACAAGCTGTCTTCGCGCCACGGACAGAAAGGTACTGTAGGAAATATCATCCCTGAACAAGATATGCCATTCACGTCCACCGGAATACGCCCAGATATCATCATCAATCCACACGCTATTCCGTCTCGTATGACGATTGGTCAACTCAAAGAAACCCTCCTCGGCAAAGTCCTCATCCAGCTCGGCTTATTCGGCGATGGCACGTCGTTTGGCGAGCTCGCAATCGACGATATCAGCCGCGAATTGCTCAAGATCGGTTACGAATCACATGGAAATGAGCTGTTATACAATGGCATGACAGGGGAACAGATTGAGTCGAATATATTTATCGGACCTGCCTTCTATCAGCGTCTCAAGCATATGGTAAATGATAAGCAACATAGTCGTTCCATTGGACCGATGGTAAATCTGACACGACAACCGGCTGAAGGCCGCTCGCGAGATGGAGGGTTACGATTTGGCGAAATGGAACGTGACTGCTTTTCGGTAGGCACACCCGTTTCTCTGAATTCCGGATTATCAATCAATATTGAAGAAATGGAAAATTTAAATAAAAATGTTCTCGGCTGGAGTGAAAATAAAAATGGAATGGTTCCTTGCAAGCAGTTAGCCTTTATGGACAAAGGAGTGCGAGACTGCGTAGAACTGACATTCCAAGATGGTAGAAAACTTACATGCACAGAAGACCATCCTGTTTTGACATCATATAATACATGGGTTAAAGTAAAAGATGTTGAGTTGAATGCTACAAAAATTAAGTCGAGTGTAAACTACCCTGTTATGAAAATGAAAGATGAAATAGAAGAATGTGCTGGATGGAAACTTGAATTTGGAGCGAGAATACTTAAAACAAATACATGCGACGAATTTATGAAGTCATTAGCACTTGCACGTATTCTTGGACTACTTATTACAGATGGAAGTATCGGTGTAACTGGATATGGAACACTATTTATGGGACATATGTTAGATGTTAAACAAGTAGTTAATGATTTAGAATTATTCTGCGATATTAATCAAAAAAAATTTGAGTCTAGAAATTATTATACTATTAATATTCCAACCACTCTTATGAATGATATTATTCAAATAAAAGGTTTACTGCGTGGCAGAAAAATAAACCAACCTGGAACTTTGCCTGAATTTATATTGGATGAAAAATGCCCTCGCCCGATAGTGCGTGAATTTCTTGCTGGGATGTTTGGCGGAGATGGACACACTTGTGTTCTTGGAATGCATAGAGGAAAACGCGATATCCTTTCATCAGTTTCATTTTCAAAGTCTAAAACATACGAACACCGCGAATCATTACAAAAAATGTTTGAAGATATCCAGAAACTACTTGCTAAATGTGGAATTCATAATACTACGATTCAAAAACCTAGGGAGACATCTTGTTCCAAGAAAAAATTTGAAGCAAAAGATAAAGCAGACAACTCAGAGCGCAGCTTTCAATTGACACTCCATCTCCCGATTGAACAACTAGTCCCATTCTCTGAAAAAATTGGGTTTCGATATTGCTGCCATAAGTCACAACGTTTGGAAGCCGGTGTATCCTATCGTCGTCTTCGCGAAGAAGTGACGCGTCAACACAATTGGATGGTGAATCGTGTGAATGAAATTACAAAATTCAAAGAAATTAAGGAAAAAACTCCTGAAAAAATGGTGCCGACAAAGAAAGCGATTGCTCAAGCTGTTGAAGAGTTGAAGAAAACAGAAGGGCTTCTGCACGAATACGCAATTCCAAGCACGCACGATATTACTGACCACTTGATTAAAGGAACAGAATTTGGTAAGTTTACTGCGAAAGGATTCCCAACCGCCGAACAATTCCTTGAAACGATTGGCGCACTTGACTGGTTCAAGAATGACGATATCCATGGCAAATGTCGCCCTGATTTGGATGGAGCAGATGATGCATCAAGTGAAGGTGCGGACTCGGTCTCGGGCAACGATGACGATGATGCAAAGTATGGCGTAACACGGGGTTGTGACTCTATTCCCACAATGAATTTGACAATCGTATCAAGAATTCCCGTCGGTCCTAAACCTGTATACGATATTAGCGTAGAAGACACGCACTCGTTCCTTGCAAATGGTGTTGTCGCACACAATTGCATGGTCTCACATGGAGCAGCAAGATTTACACGCGGACGCTTATACGATGCTTCAGATAAATACCAAGTGCATGTGTGCCGTGACTGCGGAATGATTGCAGCGTATAATGATAAGATGGGTATTCACTGCTGCAGGACGTGCGACAACAGGACAAACTTCGCATACGTTGAAATTCCATACGCTTGCAAACTACTATTTCAGGAATTACAGACTATGAATATTGCACCCCGAATCATGACATAATAAGTTTACATGGTATACATTCTACACTCAAATCTATTATATTGAATAGTAAAAATATTATTTAGCATATAATATATTTTTTTTATTGTATTTGTAATTATATATAATATAATAATATAACAATATAACAATAGTATAACTACAACATATAATGTCTAATTTAGGTGGAGGGTTTCAAGGTATTGCTCCGACTCTTATTGGTGGAGGTGCAAATTCAAATGGTGGAAGCGGAATGGTTGGAAGTAGTCAACGTTCAATGGAACGTTTTTCATTAGTGCAGGCATGGAATGGTGCCGCAGCTACAGGAACTATCAATGGCTACCAACGACAAATTGGACCATTTAGGGCAGTAAACAATGCCGGTGACTTTTTATCACGCCCGAATTATATCTCTGGTGGTTCAAACCAGGTTAATAATGTTCGGCGAACATTGAATGGATACAAAGTTTTAGGAGGGGCTATTCAGGCTCATCCTGATAGTACTGGTATTCCATCTGCAACATGCAATCCTAAGTTCGTTTATGACGGATCCGACTATATTCGATTTAGAAAATTACAAGCAATGAATAGGAACTATAATGACTATAGTTTTGGTGGGGATAAATTCAGCGGTTCGCAATCTGCTTGGAGACGTGTTCGTAGAGCTTAAATAAAGTATGCATTGAACAGAAATTACATAGATGCATGCTATACTTTAGCATTTACTGAAAATATGTATATATAATTTAGTATATATTATATATATACATATCAATGGCAGGCGTCCCTATAAGAACACTACAATATTATTTCAATGGTCCACCTACTCAAGGTATCGTTATTAAACAGCGCGGCAATAATGGCGTGCAATCATGCACCGCTCCTGCCCCAAATCAGCAATATCCTACCGATCAAACAGGAAATGTAGCAAATGCGCGTGCGTCGTTTATGAATGCCCAGAGGAATTTCTACAACGTGGACCCTCTCGCGCCGTCGACTTCAAAAGTTGCAAGCAATACAAACTATACCACAAGTATGTTTCATAGTCGTTATCAACGCCGCGTTTTAGCAGGGAAACAGATTCCTGTTCCTGTATCTGGTGATCAATATATCAATATGATAAAATATAACGCAATTGGTAAGTCGGCATATAAAGTTGGTCTTGCACTTGATGCGCCATACCAGACCAAAAACAACGACAACACGATTCGAAATATACGGCGTCAAATGTGTCGCAGTGGTGGATGTGTAGCACCGAAAAAGAAGGGTGCGATTGAAAATCCATTTCAGTCTGGCGGTTCATCTATTTTATCATCTTTAGGAAATCGACAAATATACGCGTCGTAATATTTTTTTATATTTTTTATATTTTTTTACTATATAAATAAATAGTTACGAAAAACAAAAATGTTTAATAAATTTTTGGTTGAATTTTTAGGAACTTTGTTCTTCTTGTTTACTATTATATCTACCGGAAACGCCCTTGCAATTGGTGGTTCACTTGCTTTAGCGATTTATTTAGGAGGAAAGATTTCCGGAGGTAATTACAATCCTGCGGTTTCTGTAATGATGGTTGTCGCGGGTAAATTGTCCAAACAGGATTTGATTGGATATATCCTGGCTCAAATCCTTGGTGGTTTAGCCGCTTTTGAATTGTATAAACGATTTAAGTTTTGAAATAAATATTTAACGGATTAGTTATTTTATTTTTTAATAAATTATATATTAATTTCTTATGTTAATATATAAAAAATGCAAGCTTTAAAAGAAATGTTTGGACCGGCTGATACTCAGGCTCAGCAAGGCGGTCGCACCCGCAGACGCCGTCGCGGACGCAAGTGCAGAGGAGGTGCTGCTGAGGATGAAATGGGAGGTGGTCGTCGTAGACGTGGACGCAAGTCGCGCAAATCCCGTCGTGGCACTAGAAAGCACACTCGCAAACACCGCAGGTGAATTATTAGTTCGTTGTGGTAGATAGTAAGACCATAACATCATAACATCGTGTATTATTATTATTTACAATTCTGATAAATAATAATATTAAAATAATATTCGCAATATACTCATAAACTATGCACTAGATACATCATCTCTTTTTATACATGTTTGCCATTAATTTGAGAGCAATATAAATCCATAAAGCTCCAAATGAAAGTATAAATATTTTAAGGAAGACATCGTCTGGCATCATTATACTTTGTCCTTTATTTCGATAGTCGCTGCTATCGCTGCTATCTCCATCATTTTCGTATAGTTTTTTTAATTCTCTATTCCTATACCTTCGCCCTCTTCTTGTCCTGCTTCTTGTTTCATCGCGCACAACAAATCTTTCACCACATTTTCCACCAGTTATAGGATTAGTAAAGTTATCAGCTATAAAATTACAAGGTGAAATGTTTTTTATATCATCAATAGATACATAAGCAGAATCTTGACCTGTTTTATTATCTACACTAATTGTTTGAAGTTTTACATTTTGACACTTGGGTGGATCCATACTTGTAAATGCCGAAAAAAAATTAATTTGAGCTAGTGAAAACGCACCCTCTACCATACCGGGAATCAACCCTCTGAATGTGGAAAATTTACCACCCACGCCAGCAGGCATAATTCCTAAATTACCGGTTGGTACATTATCGACATATAATGACTGAGTTTGACTATTTCCATCGGGATCTGTGCATTTCTGAGAAGTCGGATAAAAAAATTTATTCCCAAGAGGTTGTCCTGTTGTCGAGGCAGGTGATTTTCCTTCAACAAGAAGTTTTATATATGATGCTATACCTGCAACACCATCGGATATATTTGATAAGTTAGACCCAGGTGACATTCCTAAGTCCGCTGGTGTTTTTATAAATTTGTAATACATATAGTTGTTATCAACAGCAGCTGGAGAGGTAGTACTACCTTTGCTGCTGCTACCACCGCTGCCTCCCAAACCAAACATTTATATGGTATATGTTATATGGTATATGTTATATGTTAAATATTATATTATACTTTATGGAAAGTTTAGTTTAACTATATACTATTATATTAGTATATAATTATTATTTTGTTATTTTTAATTATTGGAAAATAATATCCAAATAACAAAATAACAAAATAACAAAGACACAAAATAACAAAGACACAAAATAACAAATAACAAAATATATTTAACTAAACTTTGCTTGTAGTAGTCTATCAGAAGGAGGTGTAGGTTGATTTGCTTCTTTTCTATTATTATTATCTCGCAACATTTGTTCATTTGCTGCATTGGCTTGTTTTACTGCATCCTTAGAAGATGGCCCTTTTTTTTTCTTTTTATCTTTTTTTTGAACAGACTCTTTTGTGACGTCCCTGGGGCCTGTTTTAGTGTCAGAGTTATTATCTTGTTGTATGTCTTCGTCTTCATCTTCGTCTTCCTCTTCATCTTCGTCATCTTCATCTTCTTCTTCGGCATCACCTTCGCCTTTTTTAGTATTTGTATTGGTCGATGTCTTATTATTACTACTATTACCATCTATACCATCTATACCTTCTATTATTTTAGAACTAAAGCATGACTTATATATCCAATAAAATAGAATATAGCAAAAAAGTATAGTAAATAGTGCTATAAGTATACTATTAAAATAGTTGAAGTTATTGAAATTATTCATATATTTATAATATTATATTCTAATATTATATTCTAATATAAATATAGACAAACACTATCACATAAATATATAAATGTCGGGTTCAAGTTCGGATATACGTCCTAAAATAAATCTTCCTCTAAATTTTAGCGCTTCAAATTCTTTAATAACTACAAGGGTTCCACATTATGCCACTAAAGATGGAACTGCAGTTAGTATCATTCCCGGACTTAGTCGACCTTTAGCTAATGGTGTTGACCCAAACCAAGCAGAACCCCAAAAATCAAATGGCATTGATTTTAAGCCACGTCCTATAAAACACTGGCGACGACAACTAAGACCATCCTCATTTGGTGGTGTTGTATCATCAGGCACACGTGTAGCCACGATTCGGCTTGCGACCACACCTGGTGGCGAAATATATCGCGCAGATGGAAATAACTGCGCATGTGCTGATGCTAGCCAGGGTGGTGAAAATGGAAGAGGTGGTAATGCATACACGATATCAGAAAAATTTACAAAACAAGGCGAATATAATCTTTCATCTTCGACATTAAATGGTGGAATTATTATTGAAAATGAAGGGTATGTCCAGGTGGGAAACACTGCTGCACCCGTGGGAACAGACCAAAACTATCAAATACTTACCGGAATTTACAATACAAAATGTATTTCATGCAGTGCACCTGCACGGGTTATTAAACCAGCGTCTACCATTTTAAGTAAGGCGTATTATACCACGCATGAAGCGTATATGAAATCACGCACGAATACGTATGAGCAAAAACTACTGACGATTCCAATCAATGCACCAGGATTTGACTACTATAATTCCGCTGGTCAACTCAACTGGCCATCCGATAGTGCAACAGGTTCGCAAGTATATGCTACGACTGACCAGTATAATCCGCAAAGCACGCGAACTTGCAATGGGCGCAAGAATGGAACCACGATTTTCAAGCCCAATAATCGCCAATATGCGTGCCAGGGAGCGGTAGATAGCAGCACGCGTATTGATCGACTGAAACAAACTGCAGTGAATAAAAATGCGGCGTCGTTGCGTGCAGAGTTTGGGTCTGAAGGCGCAAGTGCATGTGCATACCGGGGTGTATCTGATACGCCTTACTTTCTTAAAAATAAATATCAGCCTCCGATATGTTCGCAGAAGAATCTGGGCGCAGTTTATCGTCAAAATCGAACAATTTGTTTCCCGACTATGTCATCTGATTTAGAAAAACATTATAATACACGATTGACCTATTATTAAATTGTTATGACTCACAATTTTATTCACATTTAAATATAAATAATATATATGTATTTGTATTTAACAAAGAACCAGGCAGTAAAATCATGAAAAAATATACAATACGTCGACGTCGACAACGACAAACGCGTAGTAAAAAATATTTAAAGACGCGAAGGCATCGTTCTCGATATGGTGGTGTTTCTAAACGTCCAAGTGCAACTCCAAGTGGAAAACCAAGTTTAGGTTCAAGACAAAGTTCAAGAACAAGAGCACCTCCACCACCTTCAAAAGCATCAAGTAGAAGTGCTAAATCTACAGGTGTAATGGTTTTTAAAAATGGTGCTTCTCTTCAGCCATTACGAAATGCAGGAATATCAAAAGATGATGCTCAAGCGTCAAAAGCTGCAAGAATAATAGCTAACTTCCCACAAGATATGGATAATTTTTTAAAAATGGTTATATCCAACCACAACTTATTACATAATAGTGACGTGCAAATTGCTTTACGAAATAAAATTAGTATAAATATGTTTCCAGCAACAGGACGTCTATCTACAACTGGTATTATATTTATAAGTTACATTTGTGGAAAAATAAATCATTTACTACAAGAATTATCAAGGACTGCAAAAACTGATGTAAGTAAAAAAAGAGAAATATTACGTAAAATAAAACAAATAGAAGAGGTTATTTATTTATTAGATGGTATTGGATGTTCGTGGGGCGTTAGGCCATATAACCAAGACGAAATGGATACTATTGCTAAATATTATAGAAAAGTTAAAAACGATGAAGCCGGTTTACAAAAATACTATTATGAACTTAATAAACTCATTGATACATATTTTCCCGATTTTAAAAAAAAACCGAACACTTCAGATATAGTTTCGTCTTCTATGTGTAGACGTCTTATTCCTGGACACATAGTGTCACGTTTGCCTACTATATCTGAGTCAGTGTCTCAATCGCAACCGCAACCGCTGGAGTTAGAAGAAGCTGATTAAGCCCAAGAAAATAGCTATATATGTTTGTAATTATTTTTCATAGATAAATATTTACAGAGTTTAATATATAATTAATTATATAAATATTTATATACATATAGTAGTAATGTCAGTTTCAGTTGTTTCAGTCGACAGAATAAATGCGCCTCTTAATTTTAGAACATCAAATACACTTATTACAACGAAAGTCCCGCACTATCCTACAAAAGTAGATGCAGGTATGCTTATTATACCGGGGTGGACACGTCCAAACGCGAATGGGGTTCATCCAAATATAAATTCTGCTGATTTTAATGGTCCTAATTTCAAGCCACGTCCATTAAAACATTGGCGTCGCCAGTTGCGTGTATATAATAACAACGGAAAAGGTCCATCCAATAATTCGCGCACCGCTATGATATCGCTTCTAGATAAGCCTGGTGCAGGTGTTTATCACTATAACCCCGATTGCGCATGTGTGGGGAATGAAGGCGGAAACTCATATATTATTGCACCCAACAAATATGGTTATGAAACAATAGGAAATAAATATTCTACGCCTCAGAATGATGTTACAATTCAAAACAATGGTTTTAATACTATCCCCTATAATGCAACTGAAGCTGATATAAATGATCCAACAAATCCGGCATATAAAATAATAACCGGATTATATAATACAAAATGTATAAATTGTTCACCCCAATCGAATATAATACGTAGTTCTATCGCATATAAAAGTCAGGCCTATTATGAGACAACTCGTGCAAAGTTGCAGTCGCGGTGCCAAACATACGAGCAAAATATCTCAACGAATCCGGCAAATGGCGTGACATATTTTAGTGCCGATGGTCAGCCTCTTTGGCCGAATAATACACCAACCGGTCCACAAGTTGTTGCGCCTGTCGGATTTGGAAGTATTAGATACAAGGGTGATTTTTTTGATATATACAACTATGCTGTTAGCGGTTCATTCCTCGGACCTACGAGTAACATCACAACTTCAATTTTTACTCCAAAAATACGATGCAGACTTTCCTATATATTAGCAGGATTTTATGTGAATTTTCCGTCAGTTTCGTCATTGATACGCGCAGTTGTATATGACACGGCAAGCAACATTATATGTGTTAGTCAAAATACGGAAACTACATTTGTAAGTCCGTATTCACCCGGTTTCCCAAGTTTTAGCGAAGCAAGTTTAGCATTCTACTTTCCTCAAAATATATACATAAATACGACTACGTCATACTATATACGTTTTGAAACATTGAATGCAATGAACTTTTACTATATTGTTGATAATACAACGCCTGGTTCGCCACTTACCGGCAAACTCGTTGCCGAGCCGTTATACTGCGAGTCGCAGACTATTTATAAACCTAACAACGTAACATTTGCAAAACAGGGCGCGGTTCCTGGTTCTCTCCGCACAAAACAGCTTGCGACGAATTCTGTGTTATTAAATGGTTCCGTTTTTTATAGTGCAGCCGGTGCGTCCGCTGCGAATGCTGGTCTATATCAGGGAACAAATATATCTGGCAATTATTTTGTAAAGACAACCCCAGTTATACAAAGTTGTGCAGTTAGGGATACATCAAATGATGGAAATCATCGGAATGGTAGAAGGACGAAATGTTTTTGAAACTTTGTGTATATATAATGTTCATAAATAAATAAATATAAGTATAATTATAGTTATAATATTATAATTATAATATTATAACTATAATTATAATGACAGAAAATACTGATAATAATAGCGCTATTAAGCAACTGCAACCAAAACTACTTCCATTCCAAAAGACAAAAGATGAACGAGTCGCGGATGTGAAACCGATTATTCATAAACTGAATGACCTTCAACTAAATATGAGCTATGAACCAATTCGCAAGATGTATAAAGTAATAAACGAATACATAAAAGAAGGTGAATCCCGTAAAATAAATATTGCATTCCCAGAAGTAAAACGAAGAATCAAGGGATTTTTATCCGACGATACACGCAAAGAAACATGGATGAAACTAGAAGCAGATGACTAGCGTCGGAGAAACTATTTGTCTGCAGACTATAACGAAATTTCACTAGTTCGCTTATCTACAAAAATTTCTTTACCAACATTTTTTATAATTTTACGCTCGTAATTATCATAGTTTTCAATCGGTTCGCATATCGAACGCACCATCGTTAGGTATTCGATTTGTTTACTTTCTGTTTCCATCCAGTCAGGATTATCATTTGCCCATTGCTGTAAAGCCGTTCGCTCTTTATCGGCAATTTTTACGATAGTATTTTTCATCGTCGAGTGGTTCTCGTCTTTATACCATTTATCTTCATCTTTAATATACATAATATCACGTTTTATATCTGTACAATGAATTGGACGCTTATACACATCTAATTCTTTGAGTCCTTTTATCATAACATCCGTTATACCACGCGAAATTCCGTTCTTTTTTGAAAAAAGTAAGTCATCTAGCGTGATTTTTAGCGAGTCAATAAAGTCTGATATATTGATAGCATCTTTGCATTTCTCATTAAGAAAAACATTTAGGTTAAAGTTATTTGTGGTGTTATTATTTGTATTATTCGTTATGTTACCTATTTTAGGTATAATTGTAATTATTTGTTCTTGTTGTTTTTTTATTTGGTCTTGTTGTTCTTTTATTATTTTCATCATTTCTTTATTATCATTTATCAGTTCCATAAACATGTGTTTTGTTATAGTATTTTTACTATCAGAACATAAAATATCTTCGTCTATGTCTTTACTAGTTTCTTCTATATTGCCACCAATAACGTCATCATAGTTCGTATCATTATTTTCACACTCTTCTTTTGAAGATTTGTAAATGAGACAGGTTCGCTTATGCTTTGCTAGCCCGGGTCTATATTTATAATTATTACCACAAACGCAGTTAAATGTTTCATTTTCTGTAATAGGCATTTTTTTGTTACTCTCGGTTACTCTTTTATGCTTGATGGTCTCAAGATGTTTTTTATAGTTAGATTCCTTACAGCATTTAAAGTCACAACTTTTGCAGTTAAAAAACTGGCATTTTACGGCATTTTTTTGATTATCCATTTTCATATATATAGAGTAACATAAAAAATGCCTAAATCCTTTTCATAAATATTCTAAAAATGTCCAAAAAGTTATCGTAACAAATTTTTCAACTAAAAAAAGCAAATGAGAGCATTATGCTCTGAGTGTGATTTTCAACATTTTTTTCAAATCTAGAAATGAAAAATGAAAAATGGACATTTATAAATGTCCAATTTCAAAAATCTCAAAATACTTTTGAAAAAACATTACATCATTCATTTTACAACCAACACTCTCCATTTCACCAAAATTATATCCCACACCTAGAAAACAATATTCTCATCAATCCATTTTTTAATCTTTATATTTGTTGGTTCTAGTATTTTATTGAGTCCTTCGATGAGTGTTTGGTAAGCAGTATCGTTTTGGTCCATAAGTAGGAGTGTATTATATATTACATAGTATATTTCTTGACTATACATATCGGTAATTCGTATGAAAACATCATCGATCTTTTTTGTGCTGATTGTGTTGCTAGGTTTGTTGGTATTCTTTTGCGAACTTGTATCTAGTTCATGTTCATCTTCGTTATCATCGTCGCGCAATACTTGATGCTGTGGATGCTGTGGATTTTTACCCTTTTTCTTATTTGACTTGTCTCTTTGTGTCTCGTGAGAAACAATTAAATTATCTAATTCGTGATTATAAACATCGGGACGTTGATTTTGTTTTGTCATTTCGGAATCATTTTCAAGAATGTTTTTATACATTTGTAATGTATGCAAAATATGTATTTTCTCGGTTTGCCCATAGGTTCGAATCAGGTTACCTATTCCATTTTTCGCAAGTTCGATTAATAATTCATATAATTTTTTATTTACTATTTTTGCAGAATGCTCGCAATCTTTTACTGCTACGCCTGCTGCGATATCATTGCCATTATTGCCATTATTGCCATTATTGCCATTATTGCCACCATTCCCTCCGCATAAAAAATAGTAGAATTTTTTAAACCGATAAAAAATATTAAATAGATAAAACAAGTCTTCTTGTGTGTCGTTGTTATACCATCGAACTATCGATTGCGAATAATTAGGGGGCTGTATGTATAATATATTATTATGAATCGTTAGTTTTGTTCCAATCGGTGTAAAAGATAAGTAAGCGATTTGTAGTAATGCTTGTAGAGGTTCAAGGATAGTCTCAAAACGTTCTTTTTTCTTTTTTGTTTTTATTGTTTTATATAAGACATTTAGTGTTGCTTGCATGTGATTGTTATTTGTATGTATACTATTCTATTATTATTTTAATATATTTTTATCGTATAACACAAAAATATATTAAATTCAATATATTATATATTGAATTTAGTATTTTAGTATTTTGGTATACTCTCTTCATGACAACAAAAAAAGAAGTAAATGGCATTATCCTTATTTTATCGTGTCAGAAACATAAAGAAACAAGATTAAAAGAAATAAATTTAAAAAATACGTCTTATGAAAACTGGGAAGTTGTATATGTTATAGGTGATTTTTTTTTGAATGCAAATTATAAATATGAAGAAACCAAAACTACAAATGGTAAAAATTATTTATATATAAGGTGCGAAGATTCGTATCTACATTTATTAAAAAAATTGGCATTATCAATAAAAGCATTATATGAAATATTTGATATTAAAGAAGGAGTATTACGATGTGGCGATGATTTGTTTTTTAACGAGAAAAAGCTGTCTACATTTTTAAATTCTAAAAAGTATGACTATTATGGACAATCCTCAGTTTCAAGAAACTATAAATGTATAGATAAAAACGAATTTAAGTCAACTATTTTAGATTTTTTCATGGCAAGATATTATAAAAATCACCCTGAAGATTTTTTGAATCCTCAGCATAATTTAAAAGGTATAAAAGTATCTTCATATGCTGTTCGTCCTTATTTATATGGAGCAATCGGTGTTTTATTCTATTTATCAAATAAAGCATGTTCAGTATTGGTAAATCATATGGAAAAAATAAATTTTAATATCTTGCACCACGACCGATTTACAAATTCATATCCATACGTTATTGAAGATTGTGGTGTTTCTTTTATAATGTATATGAACGATATTGATTTTATCGATACACAAAATTTTATTTATAATAGTAATTCGAATGAAATAAATATAACCGATTTTTTAAACTCAAATTATATAGTAGTCCATACAAATAGATATAAGTAATTTATTAGTTTCTCTCATCTTCTATACCATACCGATCTCCCCTTCAATAACCAACATGTCGTCTATTCTTGATACACTTTCAATAATATCATCCACTATGCTTGAAACTAGATTGGATTCTGGTTCTGGTTCTGGTTCTGGTTCTGGTAAAGGCTGAGTATGAATAGTTTCATTTAATATAGTGCCAATGTTGTCATTTTTTTTGGTTGTATTATTGGCATTGTTACCCACATTGCCTGTGATAATGCCGGTATTTTTATGAGTATGATTTTTATTTTTTAAAAATGTATTTCTTTTAAATGAATTATGACCAATACTACCAATATTGCCAATACTGCCACTTGCAGTATTTGTATTATCATCATATACACCAGATAAAAAAATATTATTAGATGATAATAATTTTATACATGGTATATCATATTTATCACACCATGAAATACACTTTTGTATGTTCGTTTTCTTCAATGAATCTATTTTATCATGATTGTTTCTACTACCCATGATATTCAATGTTGTGATAATATTTTCTAATTGTTTTTGCCCCATTATGATATTAATTTCTTCTATCTTATTTAAAAAATAGTACTCGTGTTCAAAGTGCAATATTGATACTATATTATCATAATGCATCAGTTTTTCAAATTCATTCGTAAAAACATTTATAAATTTTTGAGTCTCACCTTCAGTCAATAAAAAATTCTTACATACTATATATTTCTCCGAGTTTGCTAATCTACTTGTGAATGGTTTTGTAATATATACTTCAGCATATAGTCGTGTCAAAATATATAAAATATCAATCGTCAACTTTGAAAAAATATCAAATATTTTAAGTATAAAATGTCCGCCTCTTTTTTGCATAGTAACTGCATATATCACCTCGGATACTATTAGTTTACTTACTAACTCCTCTTGTTTATTAAAGTCGTTTGATACGTCAATGCCACCATCCGCGGTAATAATATGCATTGAGTTTTTAAATTTATCAACGCAATAAAGATAGTTCGCCTTATGCAACAGATTTCCTGTTTCATCTGCTCCAGTTATAATCCTAACATTTTTATTCGCTTCTAAAAACTGATGGCTTTTCTTCCACCCTGGGCATCCCGGATCATTATTAATAAGCGTCATTCCATAGTAACTATCATGTGTATTTTTACGCAAAAATGCAGTTGCTTCTATAAATCCACCAGGTCCCTCCGCGAGATGAAACGTTTGTATACTTTCTCTCGAATCACCAAGTTTAAACATTTTCCATAATTCTAACATTTTATAAAAAGAACGTGATAGTGGTTTTATTTTACTAACAGAAAGTTTACTACCTGGGATAATCGTATGAATGAACTCATATGGATTTGTATATTTTTTAATAGTATCCCATGCTTCGGCGGATAATTCAATCTGTTCTTTAAATCGCGATAAAAAATCAAACAATGAATTGGATATATAGGTTGTAGTAACACATTCACATGAAGTATTTGGCAATGTTTCATTTGTTTGCGTTTCTGTTTGCGTTTCTGTTTGCGTTTCTAATTCCAAATCTTTTTTATTTGTTGTGTGAAGGGAAAAAGATATTTTTTTATACAATTTTGAATCTAGAACCGATGATAAATTATAATATGACATAGATATTAGTGTTAAATATATATTTTTTGATATATTTTTGATATAGTTATATGATAATAGAAATAATATTTAGATGGTTTAACAAATAAACATTATTTATTCTTCATTTTGATATTGTCATATATAATTCTATACTACACGCGTGTTATTACATTCTATTCTGCATCTCCGCTAGTCTTTCCTAAGGATAGTTTCCCAAGTTTTGAAAGCGATGCCTTTGTTCCAGACTTTGACTTTCCTATTATAGAAGTAGTTGCTGCGGATGCTGCTGCAGATGCAGCTGCAGATTTAGAGCTAGTTCCAGGACCCGGTCCAGCAGATGCGCTCAAACTTATATCCAAGTTTACAGGTTCAAGTGCCGATTTTTTCTTAACAACTAGTTTTCCGGATGCAGACGACGCCTCAGATTTTTTACTTGTCGGCTTTGCTGAACCAAATAGTTTCGAAATGGTCGCATCTTTCTTTTTGGGTGAAATACCAGAACCCAAGTCTTCTAACTCTAATACTGCTGCTTCCGATGCTTCCGCACCCATTTTCTCCAAGTCGGCTACCTTTGATGCACGATACGACATGACAACATTTCCTTTCGGTGCTTCGCCGTCACCGGTAAGTTGCGACGCCAGTTTTTGAACACTAACAGAATCGGCCAAATTCATCTTTTCTTGGAATACATGAACCCCTGTAACACTGCGAAATACATCTTCGACATCAACATTCGCAACTTTCTTAAACACAAAATACCGATTATAAAATGATATCTGTTTCTCAATCGGTGTCATAAACGTCGCACTACCATATCTATTCTTTTGTCGTCTATCCTGTTCAACATCTTGTTCCATTTTTGCAAACAATTCCGAAAACATTCCCGCGCCATTTGGCAGCCCTAATGCCACCGCATCCTCGCGTTTCACTAGTTGAAATCCGTAGTATTCCATAAGTTGCGTAAAATATGTAAAATTTACCAGATATTCTTTGATTGTTTTGTTTATCGAGTCTTGAAACACATCGATAGCATAGCCAACACAACTAATATCGTTATCAAACGTAGTTTTTGAGTAGTCTTTGGTGACTTCCCATACTTTTGTATCTTTTATGCGAAGTGTAATAGAGTTTCCTTTTTCGACAGAGCGAAGTGCATTAAACATGGCGTTCCCATCATAGCATGTGCCAATAAAATACCCATCTACTTTTGTGCATTCGCTCAAATTTTTAATAAAGTTATTTAGTTTCTCAATCGTCTCAAAGAAGTAATGCAGCGCAAACTGACACGATGAGATGTTAAAACCATCCACCGCTTTCCCATATTGCCGATAAACACCTTTCCCAAGCAACCCTTCATCTTTAGGTCCTTCATTAAATAAAGCATGCACTATTTGCTTGCCCTTCTCGCTAAATATGGCTTGTCCAGATTTAATATTCACACTGCTGTTTCCATTTACAAACAGCGCATAAGGCATCGAGTGAAACTTTTTGCGATAGTTCAAGAAACGTGCGCATGCTCCATCAAGACGATTTTCAATATTATCTTTCGACAAGTCTATCCCCAATACAAACGACAATTTTGCATCAATCCATTTCGGGAAATCGCCAGCTTTTCCAACCGCGTAGTCGATAAGTGTATTTCCTTTTGCCGCAACTTTGGTAATGAGCAGTCGCTTCACAAAGAGGTTATGAAAGTCGCGCATGGATCTTGTATAACTATCCCCGCTGCCGCTGCTCCGGTTATAGTAAATATCGTCATCCGCCAACTCATCTGGAATATTTTCCCCCATCGTTATCATTTCTTCGCTAATCGGATTATGAATTGAATACCAGTTATTGTTTGCGACATGGTAAGCATTGCCATAGTTCTTAATTCCCTTGCGATACTCCGACGTCTTGTCATATCGAACACGCTGCGGAATCCACTGCCAGTGTTTCGGTCGACTAGCGTCATAACTAAATTCAATAATAGTTTCGTCATCGAATATTTCATTCTCAGCAGTGAACATTTGCGCCACGCCGTTTTCATCCTCGCGCAGCGGAATATTGCAAATATGGGTATCGGGATCATACGGGTTTGTTGGATAAAATGGGAGCGGCTTATATCCTTCTTCGAGATCGACATCGCTCGCAGATGGAATCTTATCATCGATAATTGCAGCACATGGATTCAAATAGCCGTGTTTGCGTTCGTCATAACCGACACGCAAAATAATTGTCTTATATTGTTGTAATTGATCGCTGCGCAATGTGTCAATTCCGCCTTCAAATATATTGCCTATAAAGTCGGTCATCGTAGTTTGGTTCTTTTTTGTAGTAATAAGAAAGTCAATCGTATTCTGGTTGAGGGGTTTCCACTTGAAAGACAAATCCCATGTTACTTTATGCATTGGACCCGCGACACCAATTTTATTACTAGCAACTCCTGTATTGGTTGGTGTGAAAATAAGACCATCGGTATTATACTCGTATACGCCTGCTTTTTGTCCGGAGATGATAGTTTTGCAACACATGAATATATTTTTCTCGCCTGATATAACTTCGAATTTTTTGACATGTATTTTTATTGGGACAATTTCGCCCTGAACTACTGCGCGAATATTCATAGCCTGGATTGCCTGTTTCATTAATTCGATGCGCGAAGCTTCTGGATTTCTGGTTGTTGATACCGCGCCTGCACCTGCGCCCTCCGGTGCTTCACCCTCGCCTCCTCCTCCTCTTGCTTTGCTAGCACGTGACTTGGATGCAGACGACGCGGACTCAAATTGAGCTTCGGCACTACCAAATTCATTCTGCTGCGCTTGTCTTCGCTTAAACTCTTCTTCGGCATCGATATCTTCAGGATCGCGCATAAGGGATTCACGTGCACGCATAATATTTTGCTCCTCGATCGATATATTTATAAATGCATTTCGACGAACATCGTTTCCACCCATAAAGTAGATATCAAATGCGGCAAATAAGTTAATATACTCGCCATATTTATTATGCAAAATGTGTTCTCCATCAATTAGCGTATTGTATAGTTTCTCTTCTTGCGAAACCGCGCCCGTAAATTCCATATCCATGTTTGTATTTATAAGGTATATACGTCCATTTGGTGCAATGTATAACATTTTGCGCATTCCATCTGCTTTATCTGTGACACTATAGTTTGTCCGAATATTTGGAATCGTGCAATCCGGATTAACAGGTGCAATATTTAATACTTGCAATGTATACGATGACGGACCGATAAAATGATGCGGAATTAGTTTGATATTCTCGTCTATGTATGTCTGCCCCTGCCCTTCTCCTGACTTCCTTTCTTTTTCATGAGGATATAACATATAGTAGTATTGTTTTGCAACTACTCCTAATTCGTGATAGGATACGGGAAAATTGGTTCCTTGCATACCCGCTAAAACTAATTTAATTCCCGTCCTCAAAATATCGGCAACGACGATTCCATTTTGTAGCCTGGTACCTGGACCGACTGCTTTATTATCCATTTCAATTTCTATTTCGTATTTAGGGTCGCATGCAGTAACTTGTGCGGATTTAAAAGTGTATTCCGGGGTCATATATCCGTCTCTTCGGTGCGATTCTTTTACGATGGAGATATCGATATGAAACGGAAAATTATCGTGAACAAGAGTGGTCCGATTCAAGTATCGAAATATTTTCTTGTTGTTTTGCCAATTTGAAATAATAGACTGCGCTAGCCCCGATGCAGTAGGAATAATGCGCTCTTTTTGATAGGAAATGCGAAAATTGAAGTCGTCGATACTTAGTGGACGAATATATTCGGAACCCTCCATAGCCGCGGATTTTTTGACAAAGCGGTAGTTCAAATCTTCGAGGGAATCCGTTCTGCAATATTTCTGGATATCGCTTAGGCCATATATTTCGGCGCGAACATCGGATAATTTTGTTTTTCCTGTATTTTCGTCTGTGAATTCGGATTGAATCTTGAGACTATATTCTTGTGACATACTGATTCTAAATCCAGACGAAATTAATTTTTTAAGAACATTATCGAAATCATTTTTTGTAACCTGTTTAATATTTTTTGTGCCGAATTTCACCTCGAGTTCTGATATTCCATCATCGCGATTTAAAACGTTGTCTAAATATTTCTGAGTAAGAATATTAAACATATCTTTTTGTTGTTGTGACGTGGTTGTGGATGCAGGTGCAGCCCGTGAACTTTGTGGTTGAGATTTTTGCTTTGTTGATGTGGTAATAGAAGAGCGTGACATATTTATACTATACTATTTCAGTTCGGTAAATATGTTCTGGTATATATAATTCTACATATTATTTTATATCATATTCAATTTTATATTATATAAAATAATATGTAGAATTATTTATATAATATCAAAATCACAAACACTTCTGCATAATTTCAGTATATAATTCGTTTTTAGTTTTTGATTTTAGTTTCTTCTTTGTGGTTGCAAGAGCCACAGATTCATCATGAATATGTGTATCAAGAATATTCATTTTAGTTGCAATATTTATCAAATCAGTGAGTGAATAAGATGTAATTGGTCGCAATGGTTTATTTACATCGTCTAGATTATCTAATTCTAAACAAGATTTTTTACTATTTTTTATATATTCAAGTATTTTTGTTTTACCCTCACCCTCGCCCTCGCCCTCGCCCTCGCCCTCGCCCTCGCTCATACTAGAACAAACAGAATAGTAATTTGTTTCGGGGTTAAACTTTATAATGTGTATTTTTGCGGTGGTGTCTGTAGTCGCATTCGCAAACATTTCATAGTATGTATTTTTATAAATATAAAAAATATTAACATTATAAAACAACGATAGCGCATACAAAATCTTTGGCGAAATTCCAGACGTACTAGACCCCATAAGCCCTGTCTCAATCATATTCTTTGACATTTTATGCTGTTTTAATATTTGTTTATTTTCTCCTTTTTTGATTCGTTCAATCGTTTTTACTTTAAACTCTTGTTCTGCAACAAAATAATTTTTTTCGTATTCATATTGCCCCAAACCATTCGCTATAATATTAAAACACCAAAACAATGAGTCTTTTTGTCGAGGTGTAAAAAATGAAAGTTCCGCTGGGTTTGCAGTTTCTGCTTCTGATTCTGCTTTCATATTACTTATAATCGTATTTTCTTTACTATGACCCCTTTCCTTTTTATTATCTCTAGCCGAAGCTGGTGACGACGACGCCGAGCATGATAAATTTACATCCCGTATATTATTTAAAAACTCTTGCGATAACATTATTTGTTTTAACGATTTTATTTTTTCTTCCATTTCTAAAATTGCCGTTGCATATACATTATATTGTTCTGACATAGTTACAAGGTGTGTTTTAACTACTGCATTGAGTGATTCGGCAACTGATTTATTTTTTTTGTCACTTTTGTCACCTTTGTCATCTTTAATGCCTTTCATTATGCTATACTAAAGGTATTTAGTGTTGTATGTGTTATACCTATACCACCAAATATCTTTATTATAGTTTAATAATAATATTACGTGAAGAATGAGGATGCGATCTTTTGTTTTTCTTCTTCAATTTCATTCAACTGGTCTTCTTGTTTACTCACGTATGTTAAATACTTATAGACTTTATCAAGAATATTCGAATCTACATATGTAAGGTTAATAAAAATACCATTCTTGTTTTCTGTTATACATACGTTGTTATCATTAAAAATCCTAAGAATTTCTACTTGGTGAAATATATTGACAGATTCGATTTTATCTTTTAACGATTTTAAATTATTCACAAAAAATTTTATTTTTTCTTGGCTGGAATCGCGGTTATCAATATGAGTCATGTTGGTGTTTTTTTATTTTGAGTATTCGTAATACTTAAAATAAAAAAATCTTTCTATATATTTTTTTGCAAATAATATTAATATTATCCAACCCAATACAACCTAATCCAACTACTATTCGTTGGTAGTTACTACCGCCGCAGCCGCTGCCGATGTTGCTTTTGCTGTATTGTCTTTTTTTGATGCTTTGGGTGTCTTAGGTTCCTTGAGTGTCTTGGGTTCCTTGGGTGTCTTGGGTGTCTTGGCTGCTTTGGGTTCACTAGGCAAATCAATAGTTTCATCATAAGTAATAGTAATGACGTTGTTATTTGTATCGTTTATAATACTAAGCGGATTTTTGGTTTTACGCGATTTGCGTGTAGGAGCAGCCTTCCCAACGGAACTATTTGACGGCACCACTGATTCTGTGGTTAATATAGGAGCAGGTGCCGATTGACATTTTTTAAAATGTGGCATAAGTGAAATACGCTCCTTTTTTGGATGAACTAGAAATCCAATAATTTGTATATGTTTATCATTCATTTCAAATCGTTTTCCGATAACCTTAATATTTATTTTATCCCCTTCTTTGATTGAGTTGTAATATGTTTTGTCAGAATCAATTCCAAAGTCTCTAGTAATATATACAACTATGGGAGAATACTCATCATCTGAAACTGCGCGTATACCAGCCTGTGTTATATTTTTTGCAATACAACTAATAACAGATTGTGGATGCGGATTGCATACAAGACATTCGATCACTATATTAAACTGGACATTTTTTGCAATGATTTTGCCACATTTGAAGTCAATGATGCGCGTTGAGCGTGGCTTAATATACCCTTCGGTAATGCATCTGCCTTCGATGCAGCTTATGAGCGTGGTATGCAAAAGTGCCAGTATATTTTCTCTGCTTGAAGCATGCATATTAATGAGAACAAATGGTATCAAAATATCATAGTTTATTTGCTGAGTACTATACAGCGGATTTTCATCTTCGGATGACGCCGAAAGAGCCGACGCCAACGCCAGTAATGAACTTACATCACTGCTTAAAGAGGCAGGCAAAGATAATGATGAATTTTGGAATTTTGTATCATACTCGATGTCGTCGTCGGTATCACTATCGCTATTATTGTTTGAGCTGCTGCTGCTGCTACTTCCATCATTGCCGATGTTATGGCTTGTTCGCGAATATGATGTTGAAAATGTATTTTCAATATTACTGCCATCGTCGCTGATATGTTTAATCTGAATATTAAAAGTATTCACGCAATCGCTTTCTTGTATAGATGTCTGTAGTTCATTTTGACTGGACGCACCCTCACCCGCACCCGCACCCGCACCTGCACCCTTATCATTCGTATTTGCAACATTTATTTTTTTATTCAGACGTTTTACAGGAGATTTTTTTTTAGCATCGGGTTCAGGAGCCGGGGTCGGAGCAGGAACATTGGATGATTCTGATGTTGAAACACTGACATCTACTATTTTGGTTGACTTTCTGGGCATTTGGTAGTAAGTATAGAGTAAATGAACAAAGTGACTTTACACAAGTATGTATGATTTAATATAGAATATTATATTTATAATAGTTTTCAATTTTATATTAATATTAATACTAGTAATATAAAAAGTAATATAAAAAATAAAATAAAATTATTATTCTTTATTTTATTCAAAATTTGTTTGTTGTTATTCTTCTTCTTGTTCTTCTTGTTCTTCTTGTTCTTCTTGTTCTTCTTCTTCTTGACTGCTACTAGGAAATAACTTTTTCATCATTCCTTCACTTTCTTCTGCAATAACTGACAACGGACTTTTTGCAGGTCCTGCTTTTTTTTCTTCTTTTTCTTCTTCTTCTTCTTCTTCCGCCCCAGATACTTCTTTCGGATTTTCGATACTTACTGCTTGTTTAGATACAACAAGTTCTTCATCTCTCCCTCCTCGTTCCAGTTGTTCTTCCAGTTCTGCAATAATAAAAACCGCACTATCATTTAATTCAAAACGTTGCCCTATAACGCGAACCATAACAACGTCTTCGATTTTTAGTTCCGAAAAATAAGGAATATTATAATGGTGATCACGTGCAATAAAAACATTTACTGGTGAAATGTCCGTATTATTTGCAACCCCCATAATTCCTGCATTTGTTATGTTATTCACTACACATGAGATACGCATTCCATTGGGTGGATTACAAACCAGATATTCGAATACTATTGTAAATAATGCGATATTCCCGTAAATATTTCCACACGAATAGGTTATTATTTTTGAAGAACCCTTTTTAACATATCCATCAATGCAGCATTTACCTTCAAACTCTTTTTTCAAAATATCTTCGAGAACTTGCTTAATATTAATGCCGACATATTTTACAGGAATAGACAACTTTTTGGTAATAATATTTTTAATATAAAGCGACATATTTGCACCACCCCCACCCTCGCCTCTGCTTCCTTTTCCTCTTCCTGATATTCCCGATCCCATCCCCACCCCTATCCTACTACTTTTTCTTGGAATAAGCGACATTTGCTATAATAGTTGACTATTTTTATATTATTTTATATTATTTTATGTTATTATTATTTTAATAGGTATTATTTTAATATGTATTCCTGATTAAATAGAATTTAATAATACTTCAACAGGTGAAAAAAACCATCGTTTATTTTCTTCATGTTCTCTATCATAAAAACGTAAAAGAAACTCTTGCATGATGCACAACTCTACTTCTGTTGTGTTGCGATTATTTTTAATATTAAATGGAAAATGAATGTCATCATAGTTTAATGTTTTTGATTTATATTTTCCAAAAAAATCTTCTTGAGGGTAGTCAATCACGCTTAACATCGATTTGACTACTTTTGATGTAGAAATATCTTTTTCCTTTTCTTTTCGTTTTGTTTTTGCTGATGCTGCCGCACTGCTCGATATTTTTTTAAGTTCACTTTCAATTTCGCTTTCCATAATATATGGCGTAATTAATTTTGCGCGGTTAATAAATAGTTTCGCTATTCTAGTAAAGTCGGTATCATATAACAACGTTTTTTTCTGATACTTATCTAAAAATGTTTCATAAGAATAACCTAAAATAGTTAATAATCTTTTGATTGCCGGTGAATTTTCTAATTTTCCTTCCTTTCGCACTATTTCTTTGAATTCATCTTCTAAATCATAACTAATATAATCCTGACTTTCTTGTTCTGTCATACGCGATAATATTCTACTCATTCTTTCTTCAGTTAATATTAACAACATATTACTCACTATTTTTGCTCTACCTGCTTGGTCACATCTTGCTGCAATACTGCTTCCTTTTACAACACTTGATGATGTGCCTAAACTAGCACCAGCACCAGCACCAGCACCAGCACCAGCAATCTGTTTTGTTTTAAAAACAAAAACACTATAATCTCCAATAGAAATATTTGTAATAAATCCAATATAAGGTGCAAGTGTATTGCCAATAGATTCCTTAGGTATGAAAAATTTTGCTAAAATATCGGCATTGAAATATTTAAAATCGGGTTTACTCCCTACAACCCATCTGTATACACTTTCATCTTTTAAATATAGTTCTAGTTCTCCTTTTTTAGATATAAACAACACACCCTCTTTTTTTATTTCAGGCGCACGTAAAACTAAAGAGTTATAATATACTTCCATAATAATATCAAATTCGTATTTAACAGGATTAGATGCCTGTTGTTCAAGCATTCTTCGTCTATCTGGAGAAATCATATAATTCAAAAGCGTAAGCGTGTCATCTATATTCAACTCTTGCAAAATATGAGCGACGATAAACTCTTTTTGCATTTTTTCTTCAATAAAGTTCAATTTATTTTTTAATACGATTCCAACATTGTGATACCAATCATTTTTCCCACGTTCTGATTTATGTTCCTTTGTTGCAATGTCGTAATAATTTCGTAACTTTTTAAGTAACTTGGGTTCTCTACGAAAAGATGATATCATTTCCATTAATGTTTCCTCATCGGTATCATATTCTTTTTCTTGAATTTCTCTTCTTTCTCTCGTTTCTCTCCTTTCTCCAACCACAGAACCTTCATCAACTTGCTCTACTCCCTCCAGCCCACCCATATCTTCAGGTCCACCATCCTTCGAAAGTAATTTTGCCCTTACACTTTCCTTCATTCGTGCTTCATATTTTTTGCGTATTTCTTCAATTGACTCTTGTTTTTTTTGCGGGGCAAATATTATTTTCTTACGTTTAAAATCAACTGGTCGCTGTCGGTCACGTAAAGGAATGATTGGATTATTTAGTTCTAAGGGTTGGAAAAAATAATAGTTACCAATATTTACTAAATGCCCATACCGACCATATCTGTCAATAATAAACTCGTTCTTGTCTTCAATGAGTTGTGTTAATGCAATATCAATCGCCTCAATTGGGTATTTTTTATTATAGTTGATAGTTGCAATCAAGTCACTCGATATATCATCTATTTTGATACTAGACGCGGTTCGTTTATAAAAATAACGTTCCCTAAATATATCGCGGATTCGTTGCACGATTTTATCTGTATTCATAATCAATATTGCATCCGTAAATATGTCCTTCTTGTATCCAATATTTTTTCGTGATATGTTCGGTTTACACTCGTATATGCATTCCATATAGTCACACGTTGAAGAGTAATCTTTATCACCGATTTGATAGGGAATTTGAATACTTGTATTTGACGCTTCATCATGCGACGAAAGAGTCTGAGTGATTTGATTGTCGGGGCCTATCCCTAAAGCTTCGCTAAAGTTTTTCTCGGTAAAATTCGTTTGGTCAATATTAAGTAAACAATCCACTGCGCTTTCTTTCAAGACGCGACTTACTTCACCAATCTGTTTTGCCTTTCTTTCTGAAAGTCGGTATAAATAAATATCCGCAGCTTCAACATTCGGGGTCAATGATAGCACAGACCCATGTAAAAAGATTTGCACATTTCTCTTTTCAAATTCAAGATTCTTGTGACTGCAGTTTCGGACTGCTCTTCCAATCGTTTGTTCTACAAGGTTAATATTATACCATGGTTCAAGAATATGTGTTTGACGTATATTCTTAAAGTCGATACCTTCTGTGCCGGATTTCGAAATAATAATCGCTTTAATAAATCGCCCGTCATAGTTTGCGTCGTTGGTCACCGCTTTTACTTCGCCAATATTATCTGGCGACAAATTTTTATCACCAGAAATGACTATATATTTTGAAGGAAAGAAGGTCTCACCCTTCGCCATCTCACTGCGGCGTTTGCTGGTGATTGCGTCGATAGGTGGCACGGGTGGTTTACTAAAAAGAGAATGTCCATGTGCAGCGCCATATCGCGTGAACCCCATACTTTCCAATGCGAGCGCAATCGGGACAACACCTCCGTCGATATAAAAACTATAGATAAGCGTTATCCCTTCGGATTTATAAATATTATCACATATGCTTTTAATTTTTGAACTATAATTGCCGATATTTTCGGGTGCAAAAACGTGTGGAACATTTTCGCGATATGAGTATCCGGATTTTGTTTCATCATCGAAATTCATAACACGACGCAGGCCGTATTTGCCGACAAGTCCGCGAATATCGTAGTTTTTGGTTTCGGCGAATGCAGGGTCAAAATCGTCGGCGGGGTATGAAATATTGAGACATTCAAGCGGGCGCTGTAATAACGTAATTCCTGCGGTTTGTTCAGCTTGGTCATTGCGTTCCATATTTTTTATATCTTCTTTATTCGTTTTTTGAATCTGGTTAATAATATATGTATACACGCTTTGTTGATAGGGTGATGCCTCGCTCAAATAAATTTTATCTTGCATCATATCCAATCTTCTATGGAATGGAATCATGGTTCCGCTGATTTGAATTTCAGGGATTTGGTATTTTGTTTTTTTGATAGGTTCTCTCTCTTCTCTCGTTTCTCCATGTTCTTCTCTCGCTTCTTCTCTCGCTTCTTCAACCCCTGCAAATGTGCGCAATGGTGCAAACTCATCGGGATAAATACGATACGGAAAAGTATACGGATTTTCGCCACGAATATAAGAGACATAACCGGTTGAAAATCTGCGCAAATTATCACGTCCGGTTTCAGTCATTGCACCATTTTCGTCAATAGACTCTAGAAAAATACCATTATCTGGGTTGTCGTTAAACACTTCGCGATATTGTATTGTAGCCCTCCCATCATTCAACCGCATAATATTAAGTAGCCAAATAATTTCACGATAACTATTATACATGGGTGTTCCGGAAAGAAGCAACAATCGTGTCAACAAAGAAGGACCAAATTTTACAAGTTTTTGAAGCTCATTTGCTACTGCACGATTTGTAGAGTTATCGCTTGTATTGCGAATATTGTGAAACTCGTCGATGACAATAAGCGAATTTCCAAAGACAACTTTCAATTTTTGATTCATCAGTTTATATCGCTGAACTTTATCTTCGATGGTTTCGTCAATGGTGGATGTTTTTTGAATAAGAGATGCGAATTGATCATAACCAAGGAACATATAAGAATTTTTAATAATCTTTTTAATTTCTTTGACGACTTTTTCTTCATCCATACCCTTCATATTCATAGGGTTGATTTCCTTTAAATATTTATTGCCGGTGCATGAGCGAATATTCCATACGCCATCGATTAGTTTTAATTTACGTGAGTCGAACAACTGGAGTTTGAAATTTTGCTGGACGTTTGGGCTAGCAACAATAATAATCTTTTTTGCGGATGACATGCCAATATTGACAAGATAGTCGCGCATTTCTTCGCAAATCGTAATTGCGGAACACGTTTTACCTGTGCCGAGGCCGTGGTATAGAAGCAGACTATTGTATGGGGTTTGAATGGAAAGAAAGTTGCGGACAAATAACTGGTGTGGCGATAATTCAAAATCAGCATTACACATTTTATTTGCATAGTCTTTTATTTTTTGCATGGAGTCATACACTTTGCCGTCGTATGTTGTATCTGCAAATTCGCGTTTTGCAGCAATCTTAATATTGAATTCTGTGTCATCAAGTGTAGGATAAAGAAAACTTTCATCTTCTATTGCCTGCATAATAGTTTCATCGCCGGGAGTAGGAGGCGAGGGCGAAGGAACTACCAAAGGCGGTAAAGCAGGAACTATTACAGGAGACGTTACAGGCAATGGTGGTGGTGACGGAGGGGGTGATTGCGGTGATGGCATAGGTTGTTTTTGTGGCGATGATGGCATTTCTTCTGTTTCGGAAATAGAAGCAGGAGATGAAGGACGTGATAAAGATGCTATTGGAGAAGCTGAAGTTTTTGATTCCTCTGCTTCTCCTTCTTCTCCTTCTTCTCCTTCTTCTCCTTCTTCTGCTTTAGGTCTTGCTTTGGGTGTTGCCTCAGGTGTCGAAGTAAATGCTACGGGTGTTCCAAAAGATGATAAAGAAGATGTAGACGAAGGTTCGGTGGCGGCAGCAGCATTAGCACCAGGCAATACAGGAGGCGGAGGCGGAGGCGGAACAATAGAATTTGATACATCAGGAAGTGTAGGTAATGCACTTAAATCGGGTAATACAGGCAACTTCGGAATGTTTAATTTTTTAAGAGGTTGGGGAATAGGTGCAGTATACAGAGAAGTTGCCGAAGACGTAGAAGATGGAGACGACATTATTGTCGGTGTTAAACTAAATATAGTTGAAGGCTGAGATAATGGGCCTGGTTTACTTGTGGTAGAATTGCCTGTGCTACTTGCGCTAGATGAGAGAGAAACAGGAACAAGAACAGATGGTTTTTTCACTTTTTGTTGTGATGACACAGATGATACAGGCGAAGGTGAAGGCAATAAAGGAGAAAAAGAAATATCAGGCGAAATCGGAACTGCATTTAGGGGTCTGATCCCTTCACTACCTTTATTGGTCTTAGACGTGTAAGATGCAGGGCTAGATAAATAAGAATGCCCACTTGCGCTTGCGCTTGCACTTGGTGCCGATGAAACACTGGAAAATCCTGATAAGTTAAGTGGAGTTAATCCCTTTTTAGACCCGGATGTGGACGTGGACGTGGATACATTCGCCATTGAATCTTTCGAAAGCGTAGAAGGCGCAGATGACAAATCAGAAAAAACAGGCGGAGTTAGTGGAAACCCTGTATCAGTATCATCACGAAAAACTGGTGACATGGGAGAGAACGATGCAAGTCGTTTTGATATTTCTTCAGGTGACTGAGTTTTTTTACTCATTATATTTTATAAATACTGGCTATTGGTGATACTAATACTACGGGATATTATAAAAATGAGTATACTTCTTATATAATGTTAATATAATCTATATTCTTGCAAAACTTTATTTATTTTTTCGATAATATTTATTTTTTCTAAATTATAAGGACGTATAACATTTAAACATTCATCGTATGACATCCATTTCATATTTCTAACCTCTGATTTCTGATACTTTTTAGTTTCCAATGTTATATAGTTATTTACCATATATGCAAGGTAGTATTTATGCTTATAACTTTTAATATTTGAACCAATAAATATTTCCTCATAAGGTATAATATTTTCAATCAGTTTAAAATCATTAATTCCGTATCCTGTTTCTTCCATAAATTCACGTATTCCACAATCAATATCTTTTTCTTGATAATTTCTTCGTCCTTTAGGAAATCCCCACTCGGGTTCCGACCACGATGTATTTGAAGAATCGATAAGTGATTGAATACTAAATTCATTGTTTCTTATTTTTATTCCACGTTTTAACAATTCGAATTTATCTTTGGACGATATTTCTTCACTTCTATATTGATTGTTGGAATATTCTCCCCATAGTAAACTCCATAAGTCTTCAAAATTCATAGTTAATAATTTTGTTTTTTCGTCAGTTGTCATTTCGTTTATCAATGTTTGTATATACTGAATGTTATACAATGGATACTTACCGCGAATAAATTCTACAAATCCAAAACTATTATTTCTCTGAATCAAAAGATATTCCATCAAGTTTGTTACGTTGTTATATTTGAATGAAATGATTCCTATACTTGTAATCGGATTTTTACAATCATTTAATATGTGACCACATTTGCCGCAATTATTGCAATATGCATTTCCATTTCCATTTCCATTTCCATTTCCATTCATGTTAGACATATAAAAGTAAAATAAATAGGGTGGCGCGATAGTTATATTTATCTTTTTATTTATCGTAAATTAATAATTACTTTATTATATGTATTCTTCATTATCTTTTTATATAGTTTCAAATTAGTAATGGTTTTAGACTCAAATGTATGGGGACCACATTATTGGTTTGTTCTTTTAACGATTGCTATTTCGTATCCAAAACACCCTAACGACGTAACAAAAAAAAAGTATTACGAACTCATTCACAATTTCCCTTTATTTATACCCGTTTCATCGATGGGCAATCATTTTAGCGATTTATTAGATAAATATCCTATTGCGCCGTATTTAGACTCCCGTGAGTCATTTATTAAATGGGTTCATTTTATACACAATCGTATAAATCAAATGCTAGGTAAAGATGAGATGTCACTTACAGAAGCAATGCAAAAATATTACGATAACTATAAACCAAAGGGGTTGCTCATGAGAGAAGAAAAAAAATACAGGCGTAAGTTGGTTTTTTTTGTATTAGTCATGTTAGGTGTAAGTGGAGCGTATTATATGTATAAAAAGTAACTATTGTTTTGTTACAAGTTGCAACTATTCTATAACAAAATAACGCGTAATATTTTATATCCTGATATATTAATATTGTAGTAATAATATATCATACAAGTCTATAAAAATTTAAAAGACTACAACAAGAACAAAAACTAAAATGAAAATGAAAAGACAAAAAAATACAAAAACAAAAACAAAGAGGAAAAATATAAAATATAAACGGCGATATAATAAGCGTATTACAAAAAGAGCTGGAAGTCGCAAAAAATTAAGCAATGTCAAAAAAATACTGACTAGTTATAACTACGGAGGCGCACCATTTGTGCAAGGGGGGTTCGGATGTATTTTTTCTCCGGCACTAAGGTGCAAAAACACAGAAGGAACCAGCAATGGTCATTATGATCACGATAAGAAGGATAAATTCGTAAGCAAATTGATCGAAACAAAATATGCAAAAAGAGAATACGACTACGTTGTAAAAATTAAAAAGAAACTGGAACATTTATCAGAAGATGTAAAAAAGTATATGTCCGTTGACGATTTTACTATATGTGACCCGGCTCCGTTAACAAATAGCGATACAAAAGATATTGAAAGTGTATGTGATACAATACTTTCGTATGTCAGCGATAGTAAAACAAAATTACCGGTTACATCACAAAATATAAATAATAATTTGGATAAGTTTAAGATTATTAATATGCCTAAGTTAGGGGACTCAATACATAGTTATGTAAAGAGTAAAAAGTTATCTACAAAAGAACTTATTTTTTTAAACAATATCATAATTAAGTTTATTTCAGTAGTCATACCAAGTATGAATCGCGCAGGTGTAATTCATGGCGATTTAAAAAGCGCGAACATATTGTTTTCTGACAACATACAGGTTCCAGTAATTATTGATTGGGGATTATCTTATTTGGTTCCATCCGGCGAAGCAGTTCCAGACGATTTATTTGGACTAGATATGCAATACCAGCACCCATTTTCAACAATATTATTTTCTAAAAATGTGCTCCAAGATTATGAAGACTTTTTGGCCAATTTTAAAAAACAAGGGAAACAGCTCGACAAAGAGTCGTTGCGGATATTTGCAACCGCGCAGTATTCAAATTTCAAAAACGACTATAATAAAATACATAAGTATTTGGCAAGTGTATTTATTGATGCCTATAAAGAGGATTTTTTACGAATGATAAAAGGAAATAATATGTTTATAGATGATACTATCACGGAAGACATATACATAAACTATGTAACAAACTATATAGTAGATATATTGTTTGAATATACAAATCGTAATACAAATAAATTGAATTTAGATAAATATTTTAAACGTGTGTATATGCATAATGTGGATATATGGGGAATGATGTCTATTTATTATGAACTTATTAAAAAACCATTCGATAACTACACGTTAAGTAGCAAAGAATATAAAATATATATTCAAATGTTGATGAATCTTCTTGTGAAGAATATTTTTGAAAATGGTGCCAAGGTAATAAATATAGGAAAACTTGTACACGACATTAAGAAAGTAAACTTATTTTTGCATAAATTAAACCCACACGAAGAGTATAAAAAGAATACGAATAAAATTACTTCATATGAAGATATCATAAGTGAAAATATACATGAAACTGATGTGCCAGCAGTGCCACCAGCAGTGCCACCAGCAGTGTCACCCATGACGCAACACCTAAGTAACAACATGAAAATAAAAGATAGTATTGGTATTCGAAAAATACAGCTTAATAGAAGTGCAAAAAGGCTGCGACCAATGCCTTATCCACATCAAGAACAGGCAAATGTAATGTCAACTACGAAGTTAACTCGAAGCAGACATAATAGAACGCAACGAATAAATGTAATAAAAATATAAATATATAGTAGATATATTGTAAATATAATTACATATTTATAATATAGAATGAAAACTGAATTTATTATATTTATAATAACTGCCATATTGATTGCAAATACATATTATGATGGAAAGTTAGTAAAATTGTTTAACATGATAAAACATAGCAAATATTTGAAAATGATAACATTTGGATTTGCAGGACTTTCTATTTATTTATTTTTAAAAAAGAATCCTAACAATTCTAAGGAGTTTTTAGGACAAGCAAACGAAATGATAAAAACATTACCTATGACGCGTGACTCTGCTTCAATTATTGGACCATTTTTAAATTTAACGAATTCGAAATCATTTAATGATACGAATTCTAGTGTTTGGGGCGGAGGAGGAGGAGGAGGAGGAGGAGGAGGAGGTGCTAGCACAGGAGCAGATGGAGGTAATACATTTCAATCGCAAATCAATCGTATGATGCAATCCGGTAAAGGGTCAACAAAAAGAAGCGTAAGCGAAACAAAGAAAAAATTTATAGCTGCAAACCAGAATTGGATATGCAAAGATTGTAACAAGCAACTACCCGCATGGTTTGAAGTAGATCACGTCATAGCATTGCATAATGGTGGAACAAACGAAATAGATAATTTAGTAGCATTATGTCGTGATTGTCATGGAAAGAAAACTGCCATGGATAGGTTGAGTCATTAGAGGAATGGAGCGTTATATAGTATTGGTTAGTATTATATTTTATATGTATATATTAAATTATAATAGGACAATATAATAGGACAATATAATAGGACAATATAATAGGATAATAATTAAATATATAAAAATAGAATGCAATCATCAACATCGGGGAAAGGAGAAGGAGAAGGAGAAGGACAAGGAAAAGGATCAGGGATATTTTCATTTTTGTTATCAGATGCATTGGGTGCATCAAACCAGCCACTAAACGTCACTATCATTTTAAAATTCTTCATATTTTTGTTAGTTGCAATATCGCTCTTTATAATGGCAACACTCGGTGGGGCAACAGGTGGCTATAGTATAGCAATAATACTAATTCTATCTATTTTAACACTATGTGCATTTAAAAAAATTTCAAATTTAGGTAAAATATTTGAAAATAAAAATTTTCTAGTATTTGTATGGTGTTTTCCAAGTATTATGCTTTTAATTTTATCAAGAAGTTATGTGCCTGATTCAATAAGATACATTACTGACTATATCGCAGGTGCATTACTTTTTTTGCTAGTATTAAATTTTCTGTTTGACCCATTGGTTAGTGCATTTGTCTATATTTTTAACGAGATAGTTACCAACTTGGGAAAATACATGAATATAATTTTTGGCGCAATTTTCCTCGTTGTCTTAACGATTGGTCTCATGTATTGGGATAAAGTCAGTACATTTTCAAAAATAGTTGGGGGTGTTGCAATACTTTTGCTCGGTATTTTTATTATGAATTCGGAAAATATTATTGCATACGTGACTACAAATAAAATATCGCTCGCTATAAATGCACTCGTTTTAACCGGTATAGGATTATTAAACTATATTTTATATAAATATACAGACAATGGGTTATGGGCAAATGTGGCTCAAGTATTCACTATATTATTTGTGCTTAGATGGATTTATTTGTATACGATTGAGATGGCGGGTTTTTCAGGCGTTTCAACGTTTACAGGAACTACACAAGCCAATAGTTCTATGCCTAAATCATTTTTAGATTATTTAAAAGACATGAATTTTTACTCAGAGTCAATAAAGTCATTTTTAACAGGGACGATTCGCTATTTTATACTCGCAATTTTACTCTTTTATGTTTGGTTTATCTGTTATATCTACTACAAAAATAGTTTCGAATTTTTGACTACATATAAGAGCCTTGCATTGGCTGGATTTCTAATCATTGGCATTCTTCTATTTATACTTGCATTGTATTCATTATCGGGAACAAAAGGTGTAAGAAGCGCCGGACCCTATACAAGTCTAATCACCAAAATTTTATTATCGTTTGTTGGATTTGCAGTAGTTATGGGGATAATTATATACTTATTAATGAGAATCTTAAAATTACAATCATTGTCTCTTCAGATGATAACACTTATTAATTTTATGCTATCTATTGGATTAATTGCACTAGTCATGGTTGTTTTTAATCTAAATATGCAAACATTGAACGTGGAATTTAGTCTTAACTCACAAGGTGGTATTGGACTTATCTTTGGTTTTATAGTGAAATTAATATTATATATTCCATGTTTGTTTATTGACATGGCAAATGCAGTCGCTGAACAATTTAATATTGCAAAGAAACAATATATTGTAATGATAATACTAGCAGCCGAGTTATTATTAATTGCATCCAGGTTTTTGATTCCCGTTGCATTTGATAAAGTAATAAATTATGACGGCATAGTAATTACAGATAAAGTATATCCTACAGAAATGAAAACACGTGTAGATATTCCACGTGTTCTTCTATATGATAAAAAGAGAACAAATTATGGTGTATCTTGTTGGATATATATTCACCCTGTGCCGGATAACACAAACGAGGCGTATATTGAAAATACATCACTTGTGAACTTTGGGGGTGTGCCAAATATATTATTTAATGCACAAAATGGAACATTATCATTCGCGGTAGATGTAAATGACATAGGTGGTTCTAAAAAAATATTCGTATTCCCCAAGAAAAACAATACGCGTAAAGTAAAAGTATTATATTCAAGGTGGAATCATATTTTTGTAAATTTTACAGATGGTAATATGGATATATTTGTTAACGGGAATCTAGTAACATCCACACCAGAAGTTATACCATTAAATAATCCCAAGTCGATACATATTGGTTCATATCCTGGTGTATATGGAGAAGCGTGTAGTTTAGTATATTATAAAAGTCCACTACTAGCGGAAAATATAAGAATCATCTACGAATCATTGAAGAATTTTAATCCGCCTACTTCGATTTAATATCTACCGAAAATATTTATATAACAAACCATAGTATTATTTTGAATTTCTTGAAAATATATTAAATATGATTATTATCATGAT